CAGATTAAAATTTTGCATTGGCAAACAACTTCTTATTCTGAACATAAAACTTTAGATGGTTTATATGGAGATTTGTCTGGACACATTGATCAGTTTGTAGAAACATTTATGGGCAAGTACGGAAGAGTAATGGCAGAAACCTCTTTTAGTTTTAAGTTAGAAAATTATAAAAATATGTCTCCAATGGCATTAATGGTAGAAATGGAATCATATTTTATAAATGAAATGCCAACCATGCTCAATGCTAAGAACGATACAGATCTTCTTAACATCAGAGATGAAATGCTTGGTTCTGTAAACCAAACTAAATATCTATTAACTTTAAAGTAAAATGAATATATCGGTTAACTTAAGTGGCGAAATAAAAGCTTCCAAAGACAAAAAGGTTCTAAATAAACCTTTTAGAACATCTAAAGGTCCAAAGAAGTTTTCTGTTTACGTTAAAAATGACAAAGGAAACGTCGTAAAGGTGAACTTCGGCGATCCAAATATGGAGATAAAGCGAGACGATCCCGCTCGCAGAAAAAGCTTTCGCGCTCGCCACCAATGCGATACTAATCCCGGTCCTCGTTGGAAAGCTAAATATTGGTCTTGCAAAATGTGGGAATCAAAGAAATCAGTAACCGATTACACCACAAAAGGCGGAATCGAAGACGTAATCCATCAATGGGATGGAATTACATTTTGGGAAGAAAGCGATTTACTTAAATTAGCTCCACATTTATCTCAAGCTCAAGAGATTACAGAAGAAATTGAAACAGAATCTGAAGATACGAATGAAGAAGCTTCTGAAATGGCAATGGCTCAATTAGCTTATATTTCTGATTATTCTAAAGACCTTCTTGAAAAACTTCGCGCTAATCCATCAATGGCTGAAGAAATTGAACCTTGGGTTCAGAGCAAGATTACAATAATGGAAGATTATTTGTTCTCTATTTATAATTATCTTATTTATTCTCAAAAAGAAGATGAAAAAGAAATGGAAACAGAGAACGAAATGGAAGCTGGTATGCGCGTTCTTAATATAAACGCTTCATGCAAGCATTATAATAGCGAAGGTTTTATCAAAGAAGTAAAAGATCTTCCTGATAATATGGGTAAAGTAATTGCTTATGAAGTTATTAACGATGGAGCTAACTTTAAAAAAGGTGATATTTTAACAAAAACAATAGATCAAATTAAAGTCCTAGAAGGAAATAAATAATATGAAATCAAAACTTAAATTCGATAATAAAAATTTCATCGCTGAAGTCTCCATCTCTAATATGATGGAGGATGATGAAATGGAAATGCACAGCGAATACATGAGCGAGTGTATGCTCAAAGACGAAGCCTTTGTCAACACCGCTGGAATGAGTACCACCGATGCCAAATATATGTGTGGCATGTCGTATATGAAGAATCGCCCCATGCTAAATGAAATGGCTGGTCAATTAACTGAAAAGCAAAAGACTCTTCCTCCTGCTATTCAAAAAGCTATTTTAAAGAAGATGCAAAAGAAGGGCGCTTTAAATGACCAAGGAAAGAAAGAAGCTGGAGAATCTCCAGAATCTGAAAAGTCTGAAGCTGCTCAAACTGCTGTATTTCCTCAAGAACCAGCACCTCCAACTGGAGAAATTAATCCACACCTAATGGACGAAGGATTGAAGATAGACGATAAGCTAAAAGCTGAAAACGCCAAAAGTGGACCAGCTAATCCTCAAATGCAAAGCGCAACATTTAATCCCGCAGCTTAAAATAATCTAAAATTTACAAACCGCTGGGCAACCAGCGGTTTTTTTGTGTTGACATGGTTCGCATTTGCTGTATTGTGTACGCATGGAAGAAATTCCAAAGATAAAAAAGCCCAGAAAAAGAGTGAAGGATTTTTATCCTTCTGATGTCATCGAAAGAACCGTAACGCCAATATTAAAAAGCAATACTTTTTGGCAAAAGGAAAATGCATTGTTTAAAAAATTATTTACCAAATATCCAGACAAAGAGTTTTGGAAAAAGGTTAAATTAAAACCTGTTCCATCTTTGGCTATTTATATGTATGCAGAAGCCGAATATCTTAAACAAAAATTCCAAGAGTTTAATTTTCAACCTGAAGTTGCAAAAGAAGAAATAAAGCTTGGAGACAAGATTGGTGAAGATTATAATCTAAATAAAAAGCCCAAAACACTGAAAGACTTTCTAAAATGAGTAAAAAGAATAAAGAAGAAGTACAACAAAGCAAAATTTTAACGTCACAAGAGCAAATGAGTAGTTTTTTGAAATCAAATAAAGACTCTCATTACAATTTTGAAGACACGATTGATTATCGTGTTTCTAGTGGAAGTCTACTGTTCGACTATAAACTTGGAGGAGGACTTACGACTGGCCTTCATCGATTCGTTGGAATCAACGAGGGCGGAAAGACAAGCTGCGCTCTTCAGTTTATGAAGAACTTCCTAGACCAACCTGCGAAGCGTAAGGGCTTTTATATTAAAGCTGAAGGTCGATTGAGCAAGGACATGATCGAACGATCAGGGGTTAAGTTTGTTTTTGAAGCCGACAAGTGGGTTGAAGGGACTTGTTTCGTTTTTGAATCTAATATTCATGAAACTGTATTCGACGCTTTCCGAGAACTCGTTCTTAAGAATGACGAGAATCTGCAATATTTCTTTTTGCTTGATTCTGTAGATGGATTGATTCGAAAGGGAGATTTAGAAAAGACCTTTGAAGAGTCACAAAAGGTTGCTGGCGGTGCAGTTATCGCCGCCGATCTAATGAAGCGTTTATCTATCGCCCTACAAAAGCGAGGTCACATTGCTATTTTCATCTCTCAGGTTCGTGCTGATATCAAGCTAGATCCATATAGCAAAGCTCCAATTCGCCAAACCACGGCCACAGGCGGAAATGCTTTATTGCATTTCGCCAACTGGATTGTAGAATTCGACGCTAGATTCAAGGGTGACCTTATTCTTCAAGATGAAAAGGCCAACTATGATGAATATAAAAATCCATATATCGGCCACATCGTAAGGGTGACTGTGAAGAAGTCTCCTAACGAAAAGACTAATTCTGTTATTAGATATCCGATTCGTTACGGAAGAAAGAATGGAAGTTCGAACTGGATCGAAAAGGAAATCTTTGATTTTCTTTTGATGTGGAGCTTTGCGGAACAAAAGGGAGCTTGGATCAACTTTGATGAAGACTTTCTTAACATCTTGAAAGAAGCTGGATTCACGGACTTTCCAGATAAGATTCAAGGCACTGCTAAGTTCGAAACTCTGATGAATGAAAATGCCGCTCTCAAGAAATTCTTGTTTAATTATATCAGTGAAAATCTATTAAATTTTAGCAATGGAATTTCTGACTCTGAATAATAAAAAGAAACGTTGCAAAAACTTAAAAAAGTATCTCATAGATTGGGATGCCGTAAGTCGAAGCAAGTTGCAGAAAAAGGTAAAAGATTTTATATGTAAATATTGGTCTAACAATATAGTATTTGAAGAGTTTCCAATCGTTGGTACTCGCCTAACCTTGGACTTTTATAATGCAAACAAGAAAGTTGCAATAGAGGTTCAAGGTAGGCAGCATCAAAAATACATTGAATTCTTTCATGCAGATAGAATTAATTTCTTGCATCAACTAAAGAGAGATCGTAAAAAAGAACTTTTCTGTGAAAAAAACGGTATTATTCTTGTAACGATTTTTGAAAACGAAGAAATAAACACTTCTTTGTTTGAATCTCAAGGTGTAATATTATAATAATAAATGAAAAGAGAACAGAACTCAGAAAATTTTAAAAATTTTAAAATACCTGAGAATTATTTTAATAAACTTTTTGAGTTCACTGGATCGGATGATTCGTCCAGAGGTTTTATCGTGGCTTACGTTGATCAAGATGGTTGTCCAGTTATATATACTAAAGTAGCCAGTTCTATAGTCGAAATGGGCTTGAGGAAAGCTTTAGAAAAATATTTAATCGAAGCGGAAAACAGCGAAGAAAGTGTTGACATGAGCAACGAGTAAGTGTATCCTCCTGTAGGATGATTTATTCTTACGAATTGGAAACACAATTGCTCGCTGGATTGCTTAAATATCCAGAAAAGTATTTAGAAATTTCGGCCTTCATTTCAGAAAAAGACTTTTGGAATGAAGGTTCTAAAATCAATCGCACCCTTTTTAAGGTTTTAAAACAGGCAGTAGAAAATGGAGAAACGATAGATGATATCGTGTTGACTCAACGAGTCAAAAGTCTTGGCATTTCATTCGAAGATAACATAGATCCATTAGATTTCATTCAATCTCTCTCTCTTAGAAAGATTTCTAAAGAAACAGTTCTTTCAACTGCAAAAGAACTTAAGAAATTCACTATGAGAAGAGAGATTTATTCTTGTTGCTCAGATATCGGCAAGAAGATGCGATCAATGCCATCTTCCACTGATTACGCAGGAATCATTCAAACTGCCGATGAAATATATAATGGTCAAATTAATCTCTACGAGACTGGTGTAGATAAGCCAATAAATATTTATGAAAAGATGGAAGACCTCATTGAAGAGAGAGGCAACAATCCAATCGATCAATTTGGCTATGAAGGTCCGCATCCCAAACTTCAAGGAATGTATGGATCTCTTCTCAGACCGGGAAATATCACTGTCGTTGTGGCCCGTTCTGGTGTTGGTAAGACTCAATTTTGTTTAGATTTTACCACTAAGGCTTGCGCTCGCTACAACCTTCCTCTTCTTCATTTTGATAACGGAGAAATGAGCGAAGAAGAACTTATCAGCCGCCAATGTGCCGCACTTAGCGGAGTTCCTCTTTATTTGATTGAGAGCGGAAACTGGCGTAAAGCTGGAGAATCTATTGTTGAAAAGGTTCGCTCCGTTTGGGAAAAAGTAAGAAAGCAAAAACTTTTTTACTATAATGTCGGCGGAATGAACGTAGATGCTCAGATCAATCTTCTTAAGCGATTTTATTATTCTGAAGTAGGTCGAGGGAATCCTCTTATTTTTAATTTTGATTACATCAAGACCACTTATGAAAATTCTTCTAATAATAAAAGCGAACATCAAGTTGTTGGCGAACTAGTTGATAAGTATAAGAAATGTATTCAGCGCGAAATCATAAGTGACGCAGGTCCATGTATTTCAATGTTTACTTCAGTACAGTCTAATCGAACTGGTATCGTAAACAATCGCCAATCAGCTAACGTAGTGGATGATGAAAGTATCGTTTCTCTTTCAGATCGTATTACTCAGTTTTCATCTCATATGTTTATTCTTCGCAATAAGACTACGGATGAACTTCAGAATGAAAAGGGATTCGGCACTCATAAACTAATCAATGTAAAAGCAAGACATCTTGGAAGAGATGTTTTTAGTGCGATCAATCCAGTTAAAATGCCAGACGGTTCTTTGAAGAAGAATTTTGTAAATCTAGATTTTAATAATTTTGCAATTACAGAAAGAGGAGATCTTAGAGACATCGTTGATGGTCTAAGCGCAAACGCTTCGATTTCAAATGACTCTGATGATGACGTTCCAAATCTTACCGCCTGATATATGGACCAAGAAAAAATAGAAACTATTCTTAGTCAGCTAGGATATAATCTTACTGATAGAGGCTCGTACTGGCAAACCAACGCAATCTACAGAGATGGCGATAATAGAACCGCATTGCAAATTTGGAAAGACACTGGAATTTGGCGAGATTTTGTAGCAAATACCGGATATATGCCATTTAAAAAGTTGTTGTCTTTGAGTGTAAAAGATAATGACTCTGAAATTGAACAGCTAATTAAAGATTTAGATAACAACGAAATTTCAGATTTCGAAAGAAAGCCAATTCAAAAAATGCAAGTCGATCAATTCTTCGATCACGACGAAATCAAAACTCTTTTACCACATTATAAGTTTTATAATAATAAGGGTATTTCCGATTCAACCTTAAAATTATACAATGCTGGATTTTCAATGTCTGGTAAAATGAATGGCAGATTTGTTTTTCCAATATACGATGAAAACAACCGAGTAATTGGCATGACTGGTCGCCATCTTCTTTGGAAATCTAGCAGTTCTTTTCCCAAATGGAAACATATTGGAAAGAAAGCTAACTGGATATACCCAATAAATTTAAAGTTCAACAACGAAGCAAAATTTCAAAATGCTGTCGAAAATTCAAAAGAGATAATTCTAATCGAAGGTATTGGCGATAGCTTGGCATTATCTGAACAAAATATTTATAACCACATGGTTATATTTGGTCTTGAAATCAGTTCAAAGCAAACATCCTATCTACTATCTCAAAATCTTAATAAGATAATTATTGCCACCAATAATGATAAAGATAAAACCTCCAACAGAGGATTAGAAGCTGCAATTAAGATTTATCTAAAACTGACAAGCGTTTTTGATATTTCTAAACTTGAGATACGACTTCCATTGATGAAGGACTTCGGCGAGATGCTTGAGAATAACATTGAAATAGATAAGTGGATAAACAAGAAAAATAATAGAATTGCTCAAATTGAATATATCATTAACTATCTATATAATAACAAAGAAGAAAATTCGTTCAAGAAGGTTCAGCTTTTAAAGAATTATAAAGAGCAACTAAATGTTGAAGGAAACGTTATCTGCCAGCAAAATCAAGACGCTTAAAGCGTGTTCTTGGCAATATTGGTGCAAGT